ATTTGACACGATTATGAACATTCTTACATTAAGCATCAAACAGAAGTATTTCGATGAAATCTTGGCAGGCAAGAAAACCCACGAATACCGTGAAATCAGACCAACTAACGCTAAGAAGTATATCACTTACCTATGTGGCGGTAAAGAATATCCGGCTGATGCAGAACTGCCTGAAGAAGGTGAGGTAGAATTGAAGCCTATCAAGTACGATGCAATCAAGCTTCTGACAGGTGCATATACAGGTAAACGTCCTTATATTATCGTTGAAGTGAAAGCAGCAGAAGCTGTTATTCTCACAGATGAAAACGGTAATGATATTGTTTACGAACATCAAGGCGAAGAATATCTTGCTGCACAAATGAATTATACTTTGGGCAAGATATTAGAAAAACATATAGATTGATTTGTTTAACTTTTAAAATTAGAAAGCAGAGTCGCAAGAAGAATTAACAGAGTAGCCGGGCCTCGCAGAAATATGAATGGTGCAGGGGCAGGTGGTAGATTGGTTGCCAATCGTAGAGGTACAGCAAGTGCCACACAGTTAGGATCACGCAGACAGCGTTACAGTGATCTTCGTACTTCATTTGGTTTAAGTGGTGGCTAGCTATGAACAAAGTAGAACAAGCGAGTCAATATATAGACCTCATTCGGGTAAAATCGAATGAGGCTTTACTGTTTTTATCACTTGGTAAAGATTCGCTTGTTCTGCTTGATTTAGTCTATCCGAAGTTTGACCGGATTGTTTGCGTGTTCATGTATTTCGTTAAGAATTTGGAACATATTAACCGTTGGATAAACTGGACTAAAGCCAAATATCCGAAAATAGAGTTTGTTCAAGTACCACATTGGAATCTCACTTATATTCTCCGTGGCGGTATGTATTGTGTGCCAAATCAGAAAGTAAAGCTGTTGAAGTTGGCAGATGTGGTAAAGGCTATGCAACTTACTCATGGAGTTTATTATACATTCTTGGGCATGAAAAAAGCTGACGGTATGAATCGTAGACTTATGTTGAAAGGGTATGAGGTAAACGGCTACGAGAATAACGGTATGGTTTATCCTTTAGCTGATTGGACACAAAAGGATATTCTTGCTTATATGAGGCAGCATAATTTACCCGAACCAGTTCGGTATTCATTGAAAGCCAGTTCGGGAGTAGGCTTCAATTTTGATTGTATGCTTTGGATGGAGAAGAACTATCCACAGGACTTACAGAGAATTTACAAAACTTTCCCGATGGCTGAAAGAGTACTTTGGGAGTATCATAATCAACAAAAGTAATATGTATGGAACTAAGTAAATATATCAAGAGTGAATCGGTAGAACTTAACCGTTCTGCCATTCGTTTTGCAGACTACAATCCGAGAAAACTTTCCGATGAATCACGCAAAGCATTAAAGCGTGGTATCAAGAAATTCGGATTGGTAGGTGGAATAGTTGTGAATAAGCGTACGGGGCTTACAGTCGTCAGTGGGCACCAGCGTTTGTCTGTCATGGACGAATTACAAAAGTTTCCCGATAACGACTATCGCATTCGTGTCGATGTCATTG